TCTTTCTAATAATGCTTCTATTTGATCATCTTTAGGATCATAAAAATCATTTATATAATCTCTACTTTGAATAAATAAAGTTGAATGAGATAAAATCCCGGTTTTAGGGATATCATAAAAAATACTATTGTATTCTTGAAATAAATTTTTTATTTTTATATCAGTAGCTCTATTATCCTTTTCAAATAATTCACTAAAAGTTAAATCTATAACATTATTTACATCAGATCTACTATATAATTTTTTATTTATTTTTATATTTTCTTCTGCCATTATCTAACTACTTTAAAATGGTAATTATTATCGTAAACTCTAGTTCCTTCATTATTAGTATGTTTAAATAATATTCTATAGTATCTTTCAGGTTGTAAACCATTCATAAATATTTTAAAATACATTCCATCACTATCAGCGCTTAATTTTGTAAAATTATCATTAAAAGGGATAATTTCTTCTTCTGTGTGGGCATCTCTTATACTATAAAAAGAACTTGTTGTAAAATAGCCTGGGGTTAAAAAATTAGAAGAAGAAGCAAATTGTCTAACTGGATATTTATCCCTAACATGTATCCTAAAAGTAGCTTCTGAATTTTGGTTATATAATTCTTGATTTCTATATAATGAAACACTTAATTCTCCATTCTGTTTAGCAGATGATTGTTTATTATGTATACTATCATCCCATTTAAAACATAATTTTGGAGGATAAACTGTATGTGTATCTACAGAAAAATATTTCATTTCACCAAAACTACTTGATGTATTTTCTTCAACTGAGTCTGGTTGTTTTATTAAAAAACCATTATTAAATATTCCTGTAGGGTAAGTACTATTAGCGAATAAGCTTGCTGAGTGTTTTTGTACTATTGAAGTTACATCTATATCAGTATCTAAATTATTACCACGTAAAAACTGTTGAGAGCCTTGAAATAAACTACCAGTATACCAAACTCCACCGCCTTTAGTGATTCCCGTAGCTGCTATTGAACCTGTTGTTGCTACTGCAAAACTTCCGGTTTCCCATTGTGTTTTAGTTATATCATTATCTCTATAAACCCAACTTGTTCCATTAGAGGAAGAAGGTAAGTTTGAAAATCTGCCTGTTCCCTCATCCCATGATTGAGATACTGCGAATACTTCTAAATTTATAATATTTACTAAATTTTTATGTTCTGCTGATTGTAATTGTAGGGATGTTTTTGATGTTCCATTATTAAATGTAGAAGATCCTATTTTACCTTGAATTACCTCTTTTATTTCGTCATTTTTAAATTTAATAAGGACTCTTGAGGGGTAATATCTTTCATCTGAACTTCCTTTTTCTTTTACAATTTCAAGAATTTCATCCCCTCCTGTATTCATTTTAGTACGATCTGGATGACTATAAATTGTAGCGTCTTTTTCGGGAAATATAAAGTAATATGCCATTTTTAATTATTTAATATGAGTTATTTGCTGATGTATTACCAGTAGTTATTCCTGATGCATTATAACCATATGTTGTTACTCTACCCTTAATGTCTGAATTAGGAAATTTTAGTTCAAATAAGCTTGGATCTAATGATGGGTAAATTACTCCTCCCCTAGTTGCTTGAGTAAAATCATATTTATATTGTGAATATCCTATATTAGTACCACTAATATTTTTAAAAGAAACACTTTCTACTGATTGTACTCCTAAAACACTTCCTAGCAAATTATATACTTCAGAAATTATAATAGGTTGGTTTATTTGCCATTTATCTATATCAAAAAATTCTTTTAATTCGGTTATACAATTAAGAATTACTTCTTCATTATTATAACTTTTAAATGTTACTATTTCAAAATCTACTAAAAAATTAATTATAAAAGCATCTTTAATATTTACAGCATCTGTTAACATTCTAAATTGTTCTAAATAAGTAGATAAATTTTGTTTCGTAGCTGCGTTTAATGATGTTAATTTTTTATTTTTATCATATCCAAAAGTATATAGATTTAAAGCTAAAGGATTAGGAATTCTATTAGGTTCAGTTGTTAAAGGAGATATTTGATCATCTTGTGTTATGTAAACTTTAGCAACTCTACCTAAACGAGCAGGCATAGATAAAGTTCTAACTAAATAATCTTCTTTTGTAACTGTTCGTTTTTGGGCAGAAAAAGCTGCCATTGTGTTCATCCTTATTTCTTCTACTGAATCTCCTACTCCTCCTCCTACTGCTTTTTCGGGGTTAGTAACTGCTACTGAACTTTTTATAAAATCTAATAATGCATTGTTTATATTAGGTTTATTAAAAGTATTTAATTGTTCAATTTTAGTTATAGTATTTGAACTAACATTAGATTCTAACCCTCCCCCTACAAGATAAGTAACTGTTAGTGTTGTGTTTGAAGGTACTTGACCATAGGCTTTAGTATATAAAAAATTAGAAGGATCATAAGCTACATCTAATTTACTTCTTCCATCTTTAATTCCTAATCCAATATTATCTGGGTTTGGTATAATATCTTCATCTGCTTTATCTGAAATTCCTGCTCCAAATTGTAATTCTAATGTATTATCTGTTTTAACTCTTGATACAAATCTTCTTGGAACTTTTTTTAATTTTAAAAGATAGGGAGTTTGTTGATTATACCCACTTAATACTGGATCATTTGCTCCTGTATTTTCTGCTTCTTCAAAAATAGTATCTTGTGCTAGATAAGGAACTTCTGAGTAGCTATTTCCATCTGTGTCTATTACTGATTCTATAGAAATAACGTTAGTATCAAATAAAGTTAATGTTTTAAATTGTTCAGCTGCTCCTACACTAAATGTTTGTGTTTTTATTTTAGCGGAAACCCCTAATGATGATTTTCTTAATAAATAATATTCTGGGTTATTTGATGAATCATATTGATATATACTAATAGTTGTAGGATTAAAACTAGATGAAAAATCAAAATTAACTTGATTTTCTAAATAAAAATCTATTCCATCTGTGGATTGGAATAAAGAATTTTCATTTATAGTTAAAGCATAATCAAAATCAGGTTTATATACTCCATTCATTAATTTAGAAGGTAATAATTGAAATATATCTAAATTAGTAGAAGCTGCTGTAGTTGTTTTAGGTTTATATCCTAAAGCATAAGCTAAATTATATAAATTTTCTTTTTCTTGAGCTAATAATAAAAATGATTCTTGTAATTGGGTATCTGTATAAAAAGATAAAACATCTCCTACATAAGATGCCATTTCTAAAAACATCATACCCGGAGATCCTTCACTAAAATCATTAAAAGTATTAGGATAATAGGTTTGAGTAAAATCTATTAATTGAGATTTAAAAGAGTTAAAATCTTTATTTAAATATTTAACGTCTTTATCTTGTGTTTTATTGGAAGTTTTTGAATATGATGCCATTATCTTTGTGCGTTAAAGTTTAATTGTATAGCATCTACCTCACTTGAAGGATTATATCTATACACTATTTTTATATATAATATATGTTCATCTGGTGAAAATTGAGCATTAGCTGAAATTAATGTTATTTCGGGTATATATATTTTTACCTGATTATCTATTCTAGATTCTAAACTATTTGTATCTATTTCTGTTTCAAATAATAAATTTTTTAAACCAACTCCAAAAGCTGGTAAATTTACTCTTTCTCCTGGTTCTGTTAATAATACATTTATTAGATTACTTTTTACTTGTTCTTTTTGAGTAAATGTTTGATTAAAAACTCCATCAGCGTCAAAAGGAAACGCTACTCCTATAGCTACATTTTTATTTAAATCTAGCGGATTAATTCTTATGTAGTTATCTATAGTAGGCATTTATTATAATCCTTTTTTCTTATCTATTGCTTTCATTAAAGCCGAATAATCTTTTGTTACTGCATTTGCTACTGAACTAGGCATACCTGCTGTGTCCATTGGTAATGGGGCTCCTGTTGCAAAAGGTTGTGCTAAGCTTACAGGTGCATTTCCTGATTCTAAGTTTGTACTTCCCTGTGCTGTTTCGTTTAATAAGTCATTTAACGTACTATCTCCTACAAAATTATGTTTTTTTATAGGTTTTTTGCCCATTATTTTTTCTTTTAAAGATGATTTTTGTGGAATTTCAACTTTTCTTTCAGTATGTTCTATTATTGTTGGTTTTAATTCATCACGTAAATCTTCTTTAAGTGTTTTAATTTCTCTACGTAACGCATAATCGATTTCTTCTCTAACTACTTTTCTAATTAGATTTTCAAAAGTTTTTGCTTTCATGTTTGTTTGTATTTGTTAATAAATATAATTCTTTTAAACTTTATAGCGTCTATATCCTAACATTTGAAAATTAGCATTATATATTTTTTCAATTATTTCTGAATTTCCCTGAAGTGTTAGGAGATTTAATTGTTCTTCATAATAATCTGCTAAATCATCTGAATAATCAAAAGGATCAGCTCCATCCTCTATGGCTTGTTGTGTAAATCCTATATTATTTAAAAAATCAGCTGCTGTTTGTCCTCCTGGATTAAATTGCCATATATCTCCATTACCCGTTGTATAAGGACTAGGGGGATCAGGAGGAATTGTAGTAGGGGGAGTAGATGATCCTGGTGGAGGAATAGATGATGGATTATTTCCATTAGAAGTTAATACCCAACCAGGGACTCCTATTCCTGGACCTACAACATCACCTGAAAGATTACTAGGAAGTCCATTATTATTAGTTTGTACGTTTCCATCATTATCTGTTGTATCGTCATTTTCATTAAAGGCTGCACAACTTGATAATTGTCCTAAAAATAAAGTTTCTAATAATCCTATTATAAAGTTTATAATATTTTTTACAGCTGCTAATGCTGCTATTGCCGCAGCAATATATCCTATATATTTTAAGGCTTTACCTGTGTATCTTTCAAGTAATTTTGGAATTGTTGCTACTACACCTTTAATACCTCCTATAAGACCTTTTGCAGCGTCTAATTTATCTTTTAAAAATACTGCTGTTCCTGGAGCTATTAAAACTCCTCCTGTTGGGGGAGGAGCCATTATAGAACCTAATCCTGTTAATACTACTTTTGCTACAGATACAACAGTACCTAATACTCCTACTAATGCTGCTAATTTTCCACAAATTCCTAATATTTTTTGAATTGCGGCCATTATTTTATCGCATATTTCTTTAATCTTTTTTAAAGCTTTTGTAGCTCCTTCAACTACTTTTTTTAAAGTATTTAATAGTTTTTTAAGTTTATCATAATTTTTTTGAGATTTTTTTAAACCATTTATACTACATGTAGTTGCGTTTGCTTCTGGTTTAAATTTATCTTTAATTTCTTGTGTTGAAGGTAATTTTTCTTTTACCTTACCTACTTGTTTTGCTCCTTGTTCTTTAATCTTTTTTTTAACTTGATAAAGAGCTTTATCTTGTTGTTGTAATAAACTTCTTATTGGGCCTGCTACTGACATATTATACTAATTTAATTCGTTTACTTTTTATATCTTCTATTTCTTCTCTTAAATCTGTGATGGCTGTTCTTACAGTTGCAAAACATCCTTCATTTCCACCAAAAGGAGCACATGGACCCGCTATTGGAGCTACTAATGTATATTGTCCTACTAATGCATCAATTAAGGCATCCATCATATCTAATAAATTATTAAGATATTCGTCTGTTTTATCCCCTAGTAATGCTGGTTCTGTTGGGTATACTTTTTTTTCAGGGTCATCCTTATCTTGTAATAAACCAAAATACATATTAGGTGCATTTACTACAAATTTATTTCCATCTAAATCGCCTGTGTCAAAATGAAAACTACCATTTGTACTAAAACCTATAATTTTATCTGAAAATAATAAAATACTATCTGTTTTTGCATTAAATAATAATCTATCTGAATTTATTATTACTTGTTTTCCTTGGTATACATCTGGTTGGATTGGTACAAACATATTATAAATTTTTAAATGGATATTCTCCTGTTGCTATTTGTTGTCCTACTTTTTGATATTCAGGTAAAGCACTCATATTAAGCTGCCATTGGGGGTTAGTTATACCTCTATTTTTTTCTAATCCTAATGCTGTCATAAATTTAGGTACAAAAAACCATGGGCAGGATTTTTGGGCAACTTGATTATGACCAAATACTTCTATATTTGGATATCTTTTACAATAAAATTTAACCATATCTACTAAAGTTATTGCTTGTCCTTTAGACATTTGGTTTGATCCTTCTTTAAAATCATATCCTCCAATCCATGAAAAATGTACTGAGTTAGAATTTTGACCTTTAACTCCATTAGTAACTTGACTATCTTTATATATCTGGGTTACTTTTCCACTTTTTTCTATCAAAAAATGATATCCCCCTGTTCCCCATTTTCTACCATGAAAGAAATAATTCATAACATCTACTGCACTATCATTAATATTACCTGCTGTTGTATGAATAAATAATTTGTTTATTCTAGTACTTGTAGGACCTAAATTTTTACTAAGTTGACTCCATGATTTTGGAGCAGCCATTGTTATTTCTTTACCATGTTTATTAGTAAGTGTATAAGGATATCCTTTAGATTTTTTACCCTCTTTTATTTCTTTATTTTCTTGTTCGTGTTTTTCTGCTCCTTCATTATTTGGGGTAGAACTAGGATCAGGTATATTACTAGGATCTGATTCTACTTCTGGATCTTCTTCTGAACCTCCTACTACTGTATTTTCATGTATTAACTGATATTCTACAAAATCATCTTCTGATGCTTGTCCTGATTCTGTCATTTCGTCAAAAAATGAAAGTGAATCTGTTTCTTCTACTGGTTCTTCTGTTGGTGTTTCTTCTTCTACTTCTGGAGTAGGAGGTGTATTTTCATTATCTTGTTGTTTTGTTTCTTCTTCAATTTCTTCTTCAGTAGGTTTAATTGGAGTTTCTGGTTGTTTAATTTCAGGTAATGGAGGATCTGTTAATTCTGTTAGGGGGTCTGTTGGTAGTACTATTTCAGATAAATAAGATTGAAAATTTACTGATGCTACTTGTAATGAAGATATTTTTTGGTTAGAGGTCATATAAATAGAAGAATCATCTCTATTAATATCTTCAATTGTAGGTACCCACCCTTTATCATCTAATTCTTTTGATTGACCATTCCTAATAATAGTAATAGGTGTACCTATTTCTTCAGTTCCATCAGACCAATCATTTTTATTATTTTTAGGTATAATGCTACCTGATACACTTGCACCAAATCTTATAGAATTACCATATCTACCTTCTATAATATAATCACCTTCATATGGTAGTAAAGGTTTTACATTTAATTGTTCTTTAAAATAGTTTCCTAAATTTATATCAGAACTTCCATCAGTGACTTGTCTAGTCATACCGTTTTCTGTGGATTGATAATCTTGAACGGTAGATTCGCCCGATTCTCCTTTTAAAGAATCTTTAGTTGGTAATGCATTATGGTGTTGATGAGACCATATATTAATACCTCCTGTAGGTAAGTAATATGTATCTTGGTCTTTATTTAAACCATATATATCCTTA